AGAGTTGGAGGACTACTTTACAATGGCCGACGTTAATTTAACTCTTGATCTTCGTCTAGATATACATGAGGTTACTTCACACAGAGTTCGTAAATATGGTTTCGGGGATGGCTATGAAGTCATTGCATCTGATGGAATTAATTCACGTATGACTGAATATGCAGTCAAAACAGAACCAATCAGAGCTGGAGGTGTTCAAACTCAATTCCAAGCCAATCTTGATCAAGTCTGCAAGGGCGATTATTTCTTGACAACACTGTCGCCTTTTTCAACTGAGCAACGTCGGTATCGTTTAAAGGATTCAACTTACCAGCGTCAGATCATGCCCGTCAGCGGTGCCATGGAATTCAGCTTCACGTTGATCGAGGCACACGCTTATGCCTAATCTAAAGATTATTAAAGAGAGTCGGCAGCTAGTTCAAGATTCTCCGATTATCCTTTTCCATATAACTGGGAATAGTTCAACCTTTGCGTCTTCATGGACGAATGATTTATTTCTAGTGTCTCCAGAGCAGTCTGGTGGCAACTCTGTTCAATATGTAGACAGGGATGGCGTAATTCGCACCTATCAACCTTTGCCCATTGCAGCATCAGGTTTTGAATTAAGTGGCAGTAATTCATTGCCACAGCCAAAGCTAAGCATTTCAAACGTGTATGGACAGATGACACTATACAATTTAGATTTTGAAGATTTAATTGGTTTTAGTGTTACCCGCATAAGGACTTATGCCAAGTATTTGAAATCAATTAATGGTGTGGCTCAATCATCGTTTGATGCCAATGCACACTTCACGCCTGATACATGGTGGTTTTCTCGTAAAACCGAGGAAACGAAATTAGGTGTTGTATATGAACTCAATTCTGTATTCGACCTTGAGGGCTTAAATCTGCCCAAGCGCAGAATGTATAGCAATTATTGTCCGTTTGAGTATCGAGGGCCTGAGTGTAATTACACTGGATCTGCGGTCAGTTCACCTGATGTGTGCCCCAAAACTTTAGGTGCATGCAAGGCGCGATTCGGCACTGACTTACGTTTTGGGGGCTTCCCTGCAACCACTGATCGATAATAAATATGGCAAAACTTTTACATCGCCGTATTGCCCAGATCGCCCGCAAAGCATTGCCAGACGAGGCCTGTGGGTTTGTTTTGGAGGGAAAACCCATACAGGTTGCAAACCAAGCAGATGAGCCTGAGGGAGGTTTTTTAATATCTGCTGAAGATTATTTAAAATACAGTACGGATGTTATTTTTCATTCTCATCCTGTAGGTGACCACAGCTTTAGTGAGCACGACATAGTTGTATCCGCCAATATGGAGCTGACCTCTTATTTATATATTGTTGAAGCAGACAGGCTTGAGATCCTTAGTCCTGCCGGTCAGATCGAAACGTTTGAAAAGGTTTTAAACAGATGATGAAGATACGGCTAGAGGGTGTAGCAGGCAAACGCTTTGGTTATGAGCACGAATTAAATGTGCGCACACCCAATGAAGCAATCAGAGCTTTGTGCCATCTCTTGCCAGGTTTTCGTGCATTCTTATCATCAGCGCATGAATTTGGTGTTTATTTCCAACTTTTAAATAGCCAGGAGATGGTTGGTTATGACCAGCTCTCGTTTGGAACATCCCAGATGACTTTGGTCCCGGTCATTACGGGCTCATTTTTTGGCAGCAGTTTCGGAAAAATTCTTATTGGCATTGCTTTAGTCGCGTTTGCCTTCACAGGTTTCGGCTTGATGACAGTGGGAGCTGCTATTGCGCCTGCCATTGCATCTTTAGGTTTTGGTCTAATTTTCACAGGTGTTGCGGGGTTATTTGCCCCAGGAGTACCAGACCCATCTTCGACTGAGGAAGGCCGTCCAGCGGATGATGCCATTACGAATGCGGCATCAGCCACAGCAGCCGATGGCACTCCAGTCCCGGTGGTTTATGGGGAAACACTTGTAACAAGTATGCCCGTTGTTAGCTCATATATTCAGGATGGGGCTGATATTGATGAGCCCAAGGGGTTTTGGATGGGGGTTGTGTCTGAGGGGGAGATTGATGGATTTGCAGGTTCACAGGATGATAATTTGTTCTTCAATGGATTGAAGGCGGCAGCAACTGGAGTAGACAATATTCAGTTCACTAATGGCACACAAGCATCATCATCGGCTTTAAATTTGCTTCAAAATCAAGGTTTTCACCTACGTATTGGAGCATCCTTCCCTATAGCCGGTGGAAGTTATGAAGACCGTACTAGCGAGGCAGTGTCACCTATTCCAACAGAAATAAGATCCATTAACAATTCGTATGCCGACAAGCTACGGGTGCGTATTCAAGAAGGACCGTGTTATCAGACGAAGACCCGAAGCGTCGTAAGCAATGGTAAAACCAGCACAAGTTATAGAGACTACACAGATAGTGCTGATGAGAGTGGAAGTGCAAATAATCCTCTTAAATATAAGATCACAGCCTTTGCTAATGGTGCGCAATTCTACCAAGTAACAATTGAGCGTGAGAAGAATTTATCAAGCACGGTGGCTGTTCATGAGATTGCCATTACTGGAGTGCAGCACCCAGTATCAGTAAAAGTTGAGAGAATCGATCGCGGTGATGCTAGACCGTTAGTTGTAAGAAAAGGTGGTAACAGCACCACACAGTTTGCATGGACTAAGGCTGATATTACTTGGCTATCGATGGAAGTTTTATGGAATGAGAAACTTGTTTATCCCTTTACTTCTATGCTTGCGTGTAGTTTCCCTGCAGGAGCTACAACTACCCTCCCCGCCATAACGGCGAAGATCAGAGGTAGAAAGGTTCCAGTTCTTAGCGGCAGCCTCAGTGTCAGTTATCAGTACTCTCGTAATCCTGCATGTGTCGCGCTGGACCTGCTGACTAACCCCCGCTATGGGGCCGGTCAACGCACCTTCACCACAAATGCTCCTCTAAGTCAAGTCGTTTATCAGCCTGGTATACGGCTTTCAGATATTGATTTAGCGTCTTTCTACAAAGCACAGCAATATTGTGATGAGCATAAAATCACATTTGATGCAACCATCGCTGGTGATGCGGATTCTATTGAACTCTTACGCAGCATTACTTCTACATTTCAGGGACAGCTCATTTATCTAGGTGGTGCTATCACTGTTGTTATTGATGACCAAGTTAAATCAAGTCAGACTCAAGACTACAGACTTTTTACAGAAGCAAATGTAATTCAATCATCCAGTGGGGATAGCATCGAAACGCCTGCGTTTGTTTATGAGGGGACTGCGCGTAAGGCCAGGAGTACTGCAGTACAGGTTAGTTATATCGACAGTACAAATTTTTATAAGGAAGCCAAGGTTCTAGTTGAAGACAGAGATGCGATGCAGAAATATGGTTACAACCTTAAAAAGATTCGAGCGCTCGGTTGCACTGATAGAAACTTAGCTAAACGTCTTGGTCGTTATACATTAGCAACTAATATAAGATCAACTGAAACAGTAATGTTCAGTGTTGGCCCTGAGGGGGCAATGTTGATTCCTGGGGATGTCTGCCTTATTGGGGATCCATTAAAAACCAGAATCGAATCAGGTGGTCGAATTGTCTCTGCCACTTCTACTCAGCTTGTTGTTGACAGGAAGCTAACCAGCGGGATTAATTATGGTACTGGCGATTGGAAGTTGTATACCTACACCAATGCTGGGATAGTGCAACGCAATACAGTTTCTTCTATAACTGGATTCAGCATTAGCTTACAGGGCTCGTTTTCATCACTTCCTAGTTCAAATATGATGTGGATCCTTGTGAATGAAGGCTCAACTAATAATGCTTTAAATCAATTCAATCGTTATCGTATTCAAAAAATAACGGAAGATGCAGACGGTACTTTTAATGTTATAGGTATTACATACGATCATGCTAAGTACGATTATGTCAACAAGGGAGAAGTGGATTACGGGGGTATACACTTTTTAAGTGGTGGGCAAAATCCTGCATTACGCGCTAATGGCATCAGTTTTAAAATACGCAATCCGTCATCCTAATGGCTGCTATTGACCCAACCTCTCGTCTGACTGTTTTTTGGGAGCCACCTTTTAAGTTGGTTCCAGGAGCGCTTGATCATATATTCTCCGGCTCAGCCTTTAGTACTGAAGTGCCGGATACCAGTGTTGATCGCTATGAGGTTGAGCTTTACAGTGAAGTTATTGGTCGGTATGAAAATCAAGGTTACTTTTACACCACGCAAGCTGATCTAACTCTTGGAGATGCTGCTAGCGGTAAAGTAAGAATAAGAGCAATACTCCGTGACGGCACAAAAACCAATTGGGTAACGTCCGGTACGCTTATCTTGTCTATGTTCGCGACAATTTTTGCGGATTCAGACAATGCAGTTTTCCTTAGTTTCGTCTGATGTCCTTATACGGAAGAGATGCGAATGGAGCGGACGCATACATCCGCGCCTCTGGTACAAATGCCACAACAGATGGTCTTGTCACTTTTCACGATAGCTTCAGTAACGATTTTAAATTTAAAGCTGTTGACACTACTGCAAATGTCGACGTTATTGCCTTAGTTTCTAGTACCAAGCTTCGGGTTATTTCTTTGACCCTTAGTGCTGATGCTGCATGCAACATTCAATTTCAGACTGGCGGGACTGTTGATGTGACAGGCAAAATCTATATCCCTGTGAATGGCACCGTGCATTTGTCAAATGCTTTGGGTCTATTCGAGTCAGGTTCAGGGGAGAAAATTAATGCTGTTTTGACTGGCACAGCCAACGTCGGTATTTCACTCAGTTATCGCGAGGTCTGATTGTGACCAGAGTACACGGCAAATTATTTTCAGATAATCGAACTGGTGTGTTGGTGGTCAAGCCTTCAGCACCCTTTTTTGGTGTCTCTAGGGACGAACGCATATATCCGGTCACACAAGGTTCTATCGACATTTCACTGGATCCCACCCCTACTGGCGTTCATTATTTGATCGGTTACAAGCAAGATGGCGACATCCGTCGCACAGATTACACACTTCGTTGGCGTGTTCCGGCTGTTGACAGTTTCGATGTCACTCCTGGCGCAGCTAATGCCAAGAAAGGTTCTCAGGAGGTAGCACCTAAAGCGTCTGTTTACGAACGTGTCCAGTTAAAGCGTGTTGCGAGTGACCTTACCGATACGATTGAGGATAATCAACAACTCAGTACGGATCTGGTTGAGGCTAATTTACGAATCAAACAGCTTCAGGACGAACTAAGAG